CTCCGGTGTTACGACTAGAATCCGTCCAGTCTCTGGCACATCTGCATTATCCAGAGCCGTGTTTGCCATAAAAATCTCATCGTAAATATTAGAGGAAGTCAATTCTTTTTCTGCCGGCTTATTCCCTGCCCCTTCACAGATTTTCCCTAATACATAGGTGTCTACTTCCGGAATCACCACTTCTCTCATCTGTCTGCTCAATGCAGTGGCCGCTTCCAGCTGGCCCTCGGTCTCCTCCGTGTCAAGCGTATCAATCGCAAAGGTAAAAGAACGGTCTTGGGACAGCTCTTTTCGTTCTGTCGTCGCGTTCAGCGCCTCTACCGCCCCATAGCGTGACCAATTCCCCCCAGTGGCTCCGGTACGGCCATAATCGTTCATTTTTCCGGTACTGATCTTATAGATCTTCACAGAGTGCGCACCAGAAAATGAAAAATCCTGATTTGTAAGATATTCTTTTTTACTCTCCTGTGTGAACTGTTCATCCACATAAGGGAGATATTTCTCAACTAACTCTATTGCCATCTATCATCTTCCTTTCAGGCCCATCGCTTTCCTGATTTCATCACTTCCGGTTTCTTTCCCCGTCACAGAAGAAGGGCCGGATCCGACGCCTGTACTCATTATTCTGTAAGGCCTATCAGATGAATTTTTGAAATAGGTGCTGATGAGCTTTATACTCTCTTCCATTTCTTCTTTATTTCCACATTTCACCAGGGGCAGCAGCTCCTTCGGTATTTCCGCATCTGCCAGCTTTTCCCTGGCATCCAGACGAAGCTCCCGCTCATTTAACGCCTGCTCTCGTCTGTCATGTTCAGAAGTATCCGGCAGATTCTTGGCCCTTGCGAGCCGCTCCCTGACGATCTTATTCACTTCTTCCTGGGTGAACAGTTTTTCCTCCGGCTGCTGGCCGCTTGGTTCCTGCTGCTGAGTAGCGCCCTGCTGCTGTTCCTGTGCCATGTTCTGGCCTTCCACACTCTGATGCTCCATGTGTATCTCCTTTCCCCGTTTACCGCCCGGTCGGCTATATAAATGCAATGAAGATATTCAGACAAATAAAAAAGGCGTAGAAACAACTTTTAGACATTTCTGTCTATCAGTCATTCCCACGCCCTTGAAGGCTTACACTGTTGTGCGGTACTGCCTTTATTTGTCTGGTTCTATTATACCAGATCTTTCAGAAAGCAACAACTTATTTCAGCCATACATAAGCCTTCTTATATCTCCCCTGCTGGTTCCTTGACACCTTGCAGGATTTCACTCTTTCCCCCAGGATGCAAAGTACCAAGTCCAAGTCTTCCTGCGTCTGGTAGGATACTTTCAGCTTCACGGGCAGTCTCTCAATCTTGGCATCCATCCGATCACCTTCTTTCGTAATTGTATAGTCGCTGCGGCAGTATTGGCCGCACGCCGCAGCTTTTCACGATCTCAACAAAGTACTAGCATATCTTTTTTTATTTCAGGTTTTTTCAGGTTTCTCACGGTCTGTACAGTAGCATCATCTTCGGATTTGTATCCCGCTGCCGTCCTGTTTTGGGATCACATTCCCTGGAAGGGCATCTGGTATGTTTATTTCATCTGAAAATCCAGGTTACCGGCTTTTGCAGCCCGATAGGCCGCCTCAAACCCAAGTAAAAATGATCTCAAAATCACGTCATAAATACCATAAGTCTCTGCCAGCGTCATCATTTCATAAGAAGTTAAATCATATCTCTCCGGAATGTGTTTCCGCGTTTGGTCTATGTACTTATCAATGTTCCTCATGCCCAGCACCTGCCTTTCTGCCCAACTCATACGCCCAGGCGAACACGTATTCCTGAATTGCGTTTATATATTCATCCAACGCATAATTCAGTTCCTTATAGCTTTCCCTTACCGCTTCCGATGCTTCCGGCTGATTCTCCTGTGCTTCTCTGTAAATTTTTTCCATCTCTTTATTCATAAAACTCTTCCTTTCTGCCGGGATCCATGCTACTATGACTATGTAATTGGTTTATGTAGCTCCGGCTGCTGCCTCAGAGATGTTGACGCATCTTTGAGGCTTTTTTACTTGTACCTTAACATTTCCTCAATAGAGTCCAGCATTAAAACTTTCAGCATCTCAATACCTTGGCTCCGATCAAAGCCATAGAGATGCAATATTTCAAGCCTATGGTTCTGCTGCGCAATCCAGCCTCTAAACAGCTCATCCTTTTTTTCCTGTGATATATGGTACATTATTTTCTCCTCCCCTTTTTCTTTGACTTTATGAACTGAAACATTTTAGCCTGGTTTTTGGCTTTCTCTCTTGGAAGCTCTATGCAGCCAGCTTCTTTTATGACACGAAATCCATTTTCACAACCCGTCTTATTCTGTTCTTTCACTTCTTCGCTCCTCCTTTTCTACTCGTTGACCATCCCTATATACAGTAACCAAACCAACTAGTTGAGTAAAAAGCCTTATTTTATGCGGCTTCTATGTACTAGAGCACCCCCTCTAATACGGTATCCGTTTTGTACGTACTAGAGCACCCCCTCTAATACGATAAACCCTTATAAATACTGTATTTTTATCGTACTAGTTGGTTTTTTCAGTGGCTATAAGAGCAACAAAAAACCTCTTAGGGTTAAATCCTTCTGAACGGTATTTGATTTTTCCCTCTTTCTTTAAGTCAGCCTTAGCATTTTTTAAAGAATTGGCACTTATACTCTGTGCTTTTGCCATTGCATCCAACTCCGAAACTTCCTTTTCTCCGTCTTTCAAGAAGTCAAGAATAAACTCCTTCGCTTCTTCCCTCTGCGGGGCCTGCCTGGTAGTATAATCTACCTCTGTTACAAAATCCTTATCCTTCTTCTTGGTATATCCTTTCAAGCACACAACCTCATCCTCTATTGCATACAGGACTGTGTTGCCAGTCATTCCGTAATTGGATTTTTCATGAGACAGGTAGCGGATTCCCGTTTCATTGGTCTCACCCGCCATAATCACGGACCGGCTGATATCCCAGATGTCGGCGCTGTCTGCAATCCTCTTTCTGCCCCAGACGCCTGACTGTTTGTTGGCGTGTACAATAATTAAGGGGGTGGTACCATATTTCTCACCATAACCAATCAGCGGGGCCAAACAATTTCGGATAGCATTCCTATCCCCCATTCTGATCTCAGGTGGAACAAAAGCCTGTATAGGGTCAAAGATACATAAAGCTGGGCGGTACTTTTCTAATAGCTGCTCTAAGAACAGGCTATTAAACTTAATATCTTGGAATCGTTCATCTGCGATATCTATCGAAAGAATATTCTCCAAAATTGCCCCGTTCTTTCTAAGCCTGCGTTTGAGCGTATACTCAAAGGAATCCTCTGCTGAAAAGAACATTACTTTTTGGGGCTTCCCACCTCCACAATCTTCAGGAAGAAAGTCCTCCAGAAATGACTTTTTGCCACTGCTCACTGCTGCCGCAAGAGCACACCAGACTGTTGTCTTTCCACTGCCGCCGTCCCCTGCCAGAGAAGTGATCTGATACCGTGGTATATAGCCTGTGATAAGCCAGTCAGGCTCTTTTTCCTGTGCGCTGTCCATCGTAACCATTTCAAGGCTGTTATTTTTCTGCTGCCGGACTTTCCCTTTATCACATGCTTTGGTATATGGCCGCTCTGGCATCCACCCTCTTTTCAGCGCTGGAAAGACCTGCCGTTCCAGCTCCTGATCTGTAAGGGGCGGGATACATTTTTCTTCATTCTCCGCCTGGACTGCTGCCCGAATTGCCGCTTCTCCAAGGCCCTTAGACCGCTGACTGCCGATCAGCTGTATCAGAGTAGAAACCCTCTGCCCTTCTGGAATTATTTCTTCCTGATGGAAGTATTGCTTCTTCTCCGGCGCTGGCCCCAGAAGAAACTTTATGACCTGACCATTTACCTGCGCAATTTCATACTCCCCCGGCTCCTGCTCCCATTCATAGGTATGGCCATTTGGATGAATACTTGGCGGGGCTACAATATAGCCGCCCTCCCCACGAATATCAACCCCATCATATAAAGCGACCTTATTTTTGTTCGCAGCAGTATCTCGATAGAAATAATGATACCCACCGTTGCCCGTGATACTTATCCAGGTTTCCGGCAGATCACCATGTTCCTTCTGCCATTCCTTCAATGTTTCATAGCCGTTCTTTCCTTTTTCCTCATCAATATCCAGATCAATGACCACCAGGCCTCCTGATCTGCTGCCGGTAGCAATTCCTATATTGTGCTGAGGATTGATGTTCCACCAAGTTTCTATTTGCAAAGCGTCTGTGGTGGCATCCTTACAGCCATGTGGTGTTGCAGGGGCTTTCCCCTTTTCTTTGACCGGAAACACTGCCAGACCTAAATGAGCATATCGCAAAGCCCATTCTTTCATGCTCGCCACTGCATCAGTCACCCTTTCCGTCATATACTTCCCCGCCATTCAACCCAAAGAAACGTTTCTGTAGGTAGGCTATCGGTACTTTGCCTCGAACTGTAAGAAAATTATCCTGTTCCAGTTCATTGTTCAGCTGTTTAATAATTTTGTAGGCTTTTGATTCACTCACACACAGAATATTCATCACATCATGAGCATTATAAAGCTGTTTTGTCATAATCTCTCTCCTCTCTATTCTTCTTCAATTAATTCCAGTACTCTGTACGTCCCTGGATAGCCTTTCCCTAAATGGGAATACAAGCCCCCCCACTTCAAGCGGACGGTTCCGGCAGATGGTTCTAGTACGCTTTGCACAGATGCCCGTGTAAAAATCTTCTTTGATGATCTTATATGTATACATAATACCGCTCCTTTCTTTTCATCCATGCCGCCCAGCATATAGACTATTCTTCTGTTTCGATGATTTCAGTTACATCCACGCCAAGAGCTTTGGCAATCTTTTGGCCCACTTCATCAGAGCAACTTTTCCCTCCTTTTATGTAGTTAATCGTTACTCTGGATACCCCGCTTAGTTCTGCAAGTCTTTTCTGCGTCATGTCCTGCCTGGTCAGTTCCGATACAAGCTTGATACGGTCGATTCTCATTCTTCTCACCTCTTTTCCAACAGTATTTTTACTGTTTTTCATAATATATCACAGTATTATTATTGTGTCAATACAGAAATACAGTTTTTTTATTGTGTTTCTGCACATAATATGATAAAGTAATTGCAATGGAGGTATACAGGATATGACATTTGGTGAAAGAGTAAAAGAATTACGCTTAAAAAAGGGATTATCGCAACGTGAACTTGGTGAAAGAATGGGGGGAATAACCCAACAAACTATTGCACAATACGAAAAGAGTGAAAATTATCCTAAACTTGAAACCATTAGACGGATAGCCAAAGCTCTTGATGTTCCTTTTGACAATTTAGTTCCTTTTGATGATGGTTTGCGCTTATGGATTAAAGAAAAAAAACAATCCACTCAAAACAATATTTCTGGCAAAAGAAAAGCCTTAGATAAAAAAATAGATCAGCTCAATGACGATGGGATACAGAAGATGTCTGATTATGCAGACGACATAATAAAGATTCCCGAATACCGCAAAGATAACGAATAAGGTCGCTTACTTCCCATATCTGGGTAGCAAAGCTAAGGTCGAAAAGACAAGGAATAATACTCAAAATTGAGTAAAAGTCACGATCTTACACCGCACATTGACAATATAATATACTTACCCGGGGAACCGATGGGGCGATGTGTAGCCACCTACTCTAAAGAGAAAGGGGCTGGTGCTTATGGTTACATACAGCGACTTATTCACGTTTGTTATCATGCTTTGTGCTGTTATAACCCTTGTTGTAACACTTTCTAAGCACAAAAAATAGCGCCCTCACCCGCAAAGTGTAGCGCTATTTTGTAATACATATTTGCCGAGGTGGCTAGGTTTCAGCTAGCTATCGGCTCCCTTGTTAAGTATATTATATGTCAATAACAAAATATTGTCAAACCCTTTCCCTTCATCCATGCCGCCCAGCAGGAAAGGAAGGAAATTATGCCAGTATTTAAAGACGAACAACGCGGAACATACTTTGTAAAATGCTACTACACAGACCACACAGGAACCCGAAAACAGAAAAAGAAGCGAGGTTTTAAGCTCCAAAGGGACGCCAAAGAATGGGAAAGAAATTTTCTGGAAACCCAACAGGCCGATCTGTCTATGACCTTTGAAAACTTTGTGAAGATATACAACGAGGATATGAAACACCGCCTCCGAGAGCATACCTTTATTCAGAAACAATATATCATAAACACAAAGCTTCTGCCCTTTTTCGGAAAGCTGCCAGTGTCGCAGATCACCCCCGCCTATGTGCGGAAATGGCAAAATGCACTGATTGCCTACCGTGATAAAAAAGACAAGCCCTATTCTGAAACCTATCTGCGGACTATCAACAACCAGCTTTCCGCTATAATGAATTACGCTGTCCGGTACTACGATTTAAAAGAAAACCCATGCCGCAAAGCCGGGAGCATAGGCAAAGGTCACGCTGATGAAATGCAATTTTGGACTACAGACGAATTTAAACGATTCCTAGAAAAGATTTCAGACAAACCGCCCGCAAGAGCCGGCTTCCTCATTTTGTATTATACCGGCTTGCGCATAGGGGAGCTGCTGGCCCTGGAATATGGTGATATAGATTTCGATGGCTGTACCATCAATGTGAATAAATCCTACCAGCATATCAATGGGAAAGACGTTGTAACGCCGCCTAAGACGCCTAAAAGCGTCCGTATCATATCTATCCCGGAGTTTCTACGGGACGAGATTAAAAGCTATACAGAACGGCTCTACGGGCTTCACAAGCATGACCGCATTTTTCCTTGCACGAAACACTTTTTTGAACATGAAATAATGAGGGGAACCAAAGACGGGGAAGTAAAGCGAATCCGGCTGCACGATATACGCCATAGCCATGCCAGCCTTTTAATCGAGATGGGTTTCTCTCCTCTGGCTGTTGCTGACCGCCTGGGGCATGAGAAAGTAGAAACCACGCTCAACACCTATTCACACCTGTTTCCCCACAAGCGGGATGAAGTAGCTGAAAAGCTCCAAAAATTAAAATAGTACCGTTTTAGTACCACAAGCATAAAGAAAGAGCCGATTTTCCTTGTAAATTCAAGGTTTCTCGGCTCTTTTTCATTTACTCAAACTCAATTTCCACTCGTATGGTTTTCTATAATATCAGCTATTTCCCACGTTTTTAACGCAGCATGATATATCATTTTACGTTTATTATCTTGTCTGTACCTATTTTTAGTACCATCTTAGTGCCACATTCCCATTTTGGGAATCTGCTTCAAGGCTGCCACAACTGCAGAAAAACCCCTTACATCTCTGATCTGGTAAGTTAAGCGGTGACCATTTCGTTCATCCCTGCCCCGCTGCCTTACTCTATCGGCCCTCCTGATCGCTTTTCCTGCCGTTGGGTCATGATATCCTTCATGGTTTCTCATCTCCATCCCAAAACCTCTCTTTCTACAGCGCTGTACCATGTCCGCTTAAAGCTCTCTAGTCCTACATGGCGAATAGGCGCTGCTGCTAGATACTGGTCATAATACTGCTTATATTGATACCTGTGTACCCGCTGCCTTAGGGTCCTCATTGCCTGCCGATTAAGCTGTGCGGCCCGGCTTAGGCTCACACCAAGACGCTTCCCCACTTCATTCAGGGTGGTTTCCTCCTGATAGCGCATACGGACAACCACGAGCAGCCTGTCCGGCAGCTCATCCACCGATCTCCACAGCTCCTCTTTCATCCGCTCCCTATCCAGACGAGCGGCAGCCTCTTCCTCCAAGTCTTCCTCTGAGGCAATGCTTTCTTCCAACGTGAAGTCCTCTGTACCCGGCAGCAGTTCATTCAGGCTCTGTATCTGCCCCATACTGGCTGCCCGTTTCAGCTTCCTGATCTTCTCCTCATTCACGCCTAAAAGCCCGCACAACTCCCGATCAGAGGCTTCATAACCATATCTTTTCAAAAAGTCACTCTTAGTCTTCTGGTACTGCCGTACCTCATCACCAAGATATGAGGGCAGCCGCACCGGCTTATTCTGGTCAACATACCGGCGCATCCTTGTCTTTATCCAAAACGATGCATAGCTTAGGAAGGGGACCTCTCTGGTGACATCATAACCCCTCACAGCCTCGCACAGTGCCAGATATCCCTCTTGCTTCAGATCATCCATCTCTGCCTGCCCTGCATAAATCAGCGCCAGCTTTCCAATGAATCCCTCATTCTGCTGCCAGAGCAGACTCATATTTTCTGCCTCGTCTATGCCGTCCTGAATCAGTACTACAAGCTGCTCATTCGTCATAATACCACCTCTTACCCTATCCCATTTATAAGAAGATCAGGCCCCATACCTCCCTTCTGGAAGCACAGGGCCCGTTGTCAGTTACTTACCGGCCGGTAAAGCCTGATAATAGATTGCTTTTGCTTTATTCTCCAACACAAACGCGTCATAGACAATACGCCCCTCTACCAATGACCCACTAAGGCCCGGCGGATTCTGATGTGTTTTATAGCTCTCTAGCTTAGTAGGTGCAACTGTCGCACAGGGATGGACAACCATAAAACCAAATTTCTCCGGCAGGCGTTTTGCAGATACTTTGAGCACGTCCAGCCCGTCCAGATTTCCAACAAAACCAACGCTCCGTTTGCTTTCATCCAGCACCGCGCGGACCATATCCTGATATCTTCCTGCGCTGTCCTTACTGGTCTTCATCAGAAGCAAAGTCTCCGGTGTTACGACTAGAATCCGTCCAGTCTCTGGCACATCTGCATTATCCAGAGCCGTGTTTGCCATAAAAATCTCATCGTAAATATTAGAGGAAGTCAATTCTTTTTCTGCCGGCTTATT